CCTAAAGGTGACTCGTTGTCATCTTGATAGAACTAGAATCCCAAAAGGAGGGTTGAACACTCTAGAAAGGACCATAGTATGGACTCTACAAAGAGACTACTATCGGGATTGACGCTGAGACTCCTAGTAGTCGGTGTACCAAAACACACTATAAACCCCTTTGCGGGGCTTATGGTGCGTTGGGTGACTTGTAGCGGTGAAGAGTGGACAGTTAAGAGGTTGAAATCTCTTAAGATGTTACTTATTCACCTCCGCTCTGGTCTTCCCTACCCTATTTCTTTGGCAAGAAATAGACGTGGAGAATATAAGGGCGTTATTGGTTACTTGATTCGTTGGGCCCTAAAGTCAGATGATAACTTTAATAAAGTTGTCAATGCCTTTATGGCTTATACGAATTGGGAATCTAGTAAGGTTACTAGTTCTCAGAGGAAGAAATTCCTCGAAGCAATCAATGCTACATCTCAGGTGGTACCTGAGAACTTGAAAGCCCTTATCAGAAGGGCCACCAAGTGGGTCATTCAGTCAAGAACAGTAAATACCATGCCATCACCCTTGTTGCTATGGAGAGGAAGTCCTTCAAAAAAGGCACCGACTCTTTATGGTAGCAAGGTTCAGAGTGACCATCTCCTGTATGAGTTAGAACTCATACGTAACGATCAGTGTTGGGAGCATATCCGAAGTCTTTGGGAGCCCATTTACCAATGGGTTTTCAAAGGTATTGATATTCATCGCTATTGCGATGATATTCATATAGATAGGCTTGACCAATCACCGATGGTTGGTGGAGAGGTGCATTTCCTACAGGAACCTGGTTATAAGTTGCGAAGCATTGCTTCACCTTATAGATTATTCCAAGTGGCTTCTGAGCCCCTTAAGAATGATCTAAAAGAACTTGTTTCCAAGCTCCCATGGGATTGTACGCATGATCAAGGTCGTGCATTCAGTACAGTTCAGGAAGCTCTTCGTAATGAAAGGATTGTCCACTCTGTGGACCTTTCTAACGCTACGGATTACTTCCCTATTGTATTACAAGAAACAGTTTTGGAAACTGTCTACGGCAAACAAAGCCCCTACTTAAAATTATTTCAGGACGTATCCCGAAGTCTTTTTAAGTCGGAAATAGGAATGATTAGATGGAACAAGGGTCAACCCTTAGGGTTTAATCCAAGTTTCTTTCTATTCACTCTTACTCATGGTCTTTTAATTTATGGTCTTAACGACTATAAATGGGATCATGACTTCTATGTTGTAGGTGATGACGTTATTATATTGTCTGATAAATTGTATCAGAAATATATTAGCTGTCTTCATATCTTGGAATGCCCCTATTCTCCAGATAAGTCAATTAGTTCTAACAAACTTGCTGAGTTTGTTGGAAAGTTAATATTGCCTGAAAAGGTGTTTCCACAATTAAAGTGGAGAGCTGTATCAGACGATAACTTCATTGACTTAGCCCGGAATATAGGACCACGGGTACGGAGTATTCTGTCAAAACGTCAGAATCAAGTTTTGGATGTGTTTGCACATATCCCTGACTTTATTCATCCTTATGGACTTAACTGGTCTTATCCAGGTTCAAACCTAGAAAAGATGGTTAGGGCCGGTTTGGAATTGACGTTTGAACGGACTGTTCTCTCGTCTCTAACGGGACTAAGTGAGTCTGTCCATAAGCAGCTTTACGCTTCTTATGGATACCTCACTGAAGACCTCAAAGATTATGTTATTCCTA